TGGGAAACGGGCATTCATTCTTCCCTTAGCTGGTGATGCGTGGCGGGTTTACCGCCACAGGCAGGTCTTTCCCGGATAACGGGAAAAGTCCGATCTGCTTGGCCCCGGGGCGCTGCCCCGAACCTTTTAGGAAGGAGAATTCCCATGGGAAAATCCGACAGCCTCAAGTACGGGATCAACCGGGCAACCTTATCCGGCCCAAAGTCGAAACAACACCGAATCCGTCAGACGGCACATCATTTCGTCAAGGTCTTGCGCCAGGCGAACATGGGTGCCCAGAAGTGGACCAAGGTGACCAACAAGCATTTCCAGCGCGTGGCGGACGTCATGCGTGCCGACGGTGTGGGCGACGGCAGGATTGCCGAAGTCTTCAGCGCCGCACGCCATATCTGCCGCGCTTACGAAAATGACCACATCAGTAAAAGCAACGCGACCTTCGGGGTCAGGCGCGGGTCCATCGCCAACGCGACGTCCCGTGCGGTCACCCCGGACGCCTTTCAAGACACCCTGACCCGTATGCGGAACGACGCGTCGTATCCGCATGCGGGCCGGGCGGCGGCGCAGACCGAGTTGATGTATGAACTCGGACTACGGAGAGAAGAAGCGGCCAAGGTAGACCTGCCCAACGACTGGGACCGGGAAAACCATAGCCTTCTCGTTCAGTACGGCACCAAAGGCGGCAGACCAAGAACCTTGCTCAACCTGTCGTCCCGGCAGGAAGCCGCCCTTGAACGGGCGCAGAAATACGTGTCCCCTTCCAATAGGAAAGGCATCAACAACCTCATGCCCGAGAATATGGGCGATGAATGGTTACACCGGCTGGACTACGCAGCCAGAAAGCACGGCCTGACAGGTAGTGACGCCAGGGGCACCCTGCATGGTCTCCGTCATGAACGGTTCCGGCAGATGTATGTGGACCACACCGGATTCGAGCCGCCGAACCAGCACGAAAGCGTTCAGGCATTTCACGAATCCGCCCAGGCAACGGCCGGGGACGACTGGCCCCGGCTCGATGACGAAGCACGCGACAAAATCGAAGTGACGGCAGGGCATTCGCCTGGCCGTCGGGACGTATCGAACGCCTATCTGGGCAGTTCCCGTTAGCAGAAGCCCCGCCATTTTCGGCGGGGCTTCACTTTTTTTCATCTTTTTTTCTCCGCCCCCCTCTCCGACATTTGACTTTCACTTCTCTGGCGGTGTCAAACTGGCCTGTTGGCCGAGTATTGATGAGCAACCTCAACCGAAGGGGAAGTTGGAAACGGGTACGCGCAAGCGGTAGGAGGCTTTACGTTCCGTTCCTATGAGAACCACAAAATGACCGATGCACCGAAGCTTTTGACCATCAAGGAAGTCGCCTGCCTTTTGCGGGTACACCGTGCGACCGTTTCGCGCCTGATCGGGACTGGCGCCTTGCCCCATCTCGCGATAGGATCACGAAAGCTGGTTCTGGAAACAGACCTGCTGTCGTTCCTTGAAAATCGAAGAAGCTTGGCGGCGAACAGTCCGAAGGGGGCATAGCTTATGGCTACAGTCACTATCGCGACCCGTTCGCTGAAGAAAGGAAAAGCGTACGTTATCAACTTCACCAACCCGGATACGGGCAGGAAGGAATACCACAAGACGTACAGACGGAAAGACCTGGCTCAGGAAGAGGCCAATCGGCTTCGCACCCTGCTTGACAGCGGCAGGCTGCCGACCAAGGAAGGTCAGCAACCGAAGCAGCAGACCCTGCCCACTTTCGGGCAGGCTGCCCTGCTGTGTCAGGCCGAGTGGGATCGAAAGCTGGGGGAAGGCAAGATCGGCGAAGCAAGTTATGCCGGATACGGCTACCTGCTGGCCCCTGTCCTGAAGGAATGGAAACACACCCTGCTCCATGATCTCGACGAGGACACCATTCGGGATTACCGCATCCGTATCGCCGAACAGACCAAGGCGAGGCTGGTGGCCAAAGGCGAAGCAGGCAAGAACTGCAACGTCCTGGCAAACCGCCGACTGTTTGTCATCAAACAGGTCTTCGCCCAGGCCGTGAAGCACGGTTTGATCGAAAAAGACATTGCGCGGGACATCCCCTACCTGTCGGAAAAGGCCAGTGAAAGGAAGAAGGCCCAGCAGCCGCTCGAAATCGAGAAGCTGCTTGCGGCGGCCCGTCAGCGCAGGGCGAAGCACTACCTTCCCCTGGTTATCCTGCTGGCGGTCGAGCATGGGTGCAGCACCCAGGAAGTCCTTGGCCTTCGGTGGCCTGATGTGGACCTTGCGGAAAACCACATCACATTCCACCGTACCAAAAATGGTATGACCCGAACCCACCGGATCATGCCCCGCACCCGAGACGCTCTCTTGGCCCGGCTGGAGCATGTGACCCGGTACCGGGAAAAACGTGGTGTGAAGGTCAAGGGGGATTACATTGTCGGCAACATGGACGGCACCCCGTTCAAGTCCATCAAGACCGCATGGAAAGGGCTGTGCAAGGACCATGACTTTGACGACCTGCACTTCCACGACCACCGCCACACCTACTGCACGAACATGCTCAAGGCGGGCTGCACGCTCAAGGAGACCAACGTCATGATCGGCCACAAGACCCTGCGCATGACCGACCGCTACAGCCATCTGGAAGGTGTGCTGGAAGACGGCCCCCAGGACCGTCTGGCCACCTGTGGGGGGCCACTTAACTTGAGAAGCTAGGGAATGCCTAGGAAACATGAGACGAATATGGGACTTTTGTAGGACTGACGCGGTATTTCGGTGGGGTTTTATTGCTTTTGGGGCGAATTTCTAACTTGAGAAAAAGCGCCGGCGAATTGCCGGTTTTGGACAGGTAAGATGAGAAAGGGCCAGGCGGTTATTTTGCCGCCTGGCCCTTTTTGTTTTTTGTCGGCAGCTACACACAGGGAAGCTGATAATTCTCGCAAATCTTGTTGAGCTTACGTTCCGTTCTATGGCAGGGTTCGTCACCTCCCTCCATATCATCGAAACAGGCGTAACAGCTTGCCTTTCTTCGTCATGCGCTGTGTCGGAGATCGTCAGAGTTCTTGTCCTCTGGCGCGGCTCGAGCTGCCTTTAGTTCTTCATGGTATTCCTTCGCCATGGTTCTGGCGGTATCCAGTTCGCCTTCTAGCTTGACGACCTGGACGTTCAGCTCACCGACCCGCACCTTTAGTTCCCCGTTTTCTTTCCAGAGTTGCCGGTTCTCCACCACCAAGTCCCGGTTCATTTCTCGCTCCCGGATCAGCTCGGCTTCAATGTCAGAGCTCTGATTAACCTCTGCCACTAAAGATGCAGAGGTGTCAGCCTCAGCAAGCTGCATAGGACCTTCCCCGAACAAAAGCCACTTCGGAGAGATGTGGAAATGGTTACAAATCTTCAACCCCACTTCAAAATTAGGCAGAGATTTGCCCAATTCGTAATTCCTCAAGGTGTTCTCATTGATCCCTAAGGTGGAAGCAAGGGAAGATCGAGACTCTTTCCCTCTAAGATAGACCAGTCGTTCTGCTAATGAGTTGTGCAAAAGTTTTACTCGCTAAGTTTTGCATTAACTTTTGCACGCCTCAAACCATGCAACACACTCAATATCCTGAAGATTGCATTTTTGCCTACAATTTAAGTTTTGCGCGCATTTTGATTGGCGCAGCTCTCAAAAATAGGCAAAAGAGAGGCGTGGGCAGTAAACACAGGTAACACTCACATTGTCTACCTTAATTGACTGCCTACAGGGGGTCAACATCCGGCCCCGCACCTGTTTCGGACATGAAGTTGAACCTCAGCGGACAAGAGCGACACATGCGGCAGTTATCCCTCTTCGACGACCCAAGCGCAGACCTGGCCATGCTGTTGGCCAGGGTCAAGAGCGCCATGCACCAGAGCGCCGCGAGTTGCGGGCTGTCGCGTGAGGAGATCGTCGACCGCATGAACGAGATCGCCAAGAGAGCCGGGGTGAGCCTGAGCCGGGGGAACGCCAAGAGCGTCACACTGGCCACGCTGGAAAAGTGGCTCAACCCCGCCAATACGGACCACGTGCCATCGCTTCTGGTGGTGAACGTGTTCTGCATGGCCACGAAGAGCACCGCGCCACTGCTGGTGATGCTGGATCTGCACGGGTGCGGGGTCATGACCCCCGAAGACAAACAATTGAGGGACTACGCCGAGGCGATCCTTGCCGAGCGTGACGCCCGCAAACGAAAAAAGCAGCTGGAGTTGAAGCTATGAATAAATGCGCTGCCTTCGGGGCAGGTCGGCAACGTCAGCCCTGGCGGATTCGCGAGTTCCTCGATGAGCAGGGGCTGACTCAGGCTGACGTCGCCCGCGAACTCGGCAAGAATCGCAGCATTGTGAACCGAACTATCCGGGGCTCCATCAACAATCGCGACGTACTGAAACATCTGTACAGGCTTGGCTGCCCTCCCGAATACCTGAGCTTGCCCGATGACCTGAAAAAGTGGGCAAAACAGGAAGAAATGGTGGCCGCGTGATGCTGTTGAGTCAGCAGGAAATCGCCGAGATTTTAGACGGTGAGCCGTTAAAGGTTCCGGCGAAAACAGGAATAAAAGTAAATGACCGGTACTCCATCTGGGCAAAGGTCGGCGGCGATATGCAACTGATCACCGTGGTCTGCAAGACTGCACCCTACCGGAGGAAGCTACGAAACGGCGGAACCGCCTGGTACGTGGACGTGTTCGGATACGGGGTTCGTCAGAGCGTGAACGTCAAGAAGCTGCGGGAATTGCCCGCAAAAGGGAGAGAGTAATGAAATCTCACACAGTACCATTCCACAAGGAAGAGGACTCTGGCCACAAAAACGGTTTTGACCCTGAGTCCCTTGATGAGCATCTCGACATCTTGGAATCCTTGCGGGAAACAGCACGGCCCGTGGTCGAAATGCCTGCCGACCAACGGGCCGTTGCTGGGATAGTTGCCATTCTCATGAGTGCCGATAATCCGGGACAGGTTCTCAGCGTAGCACGCTACTACCACAAGATTCTTAAAGGTGTTTTGCCATTGTCTCCGCAAGGGATTGCCCATCGAAGCAGTGACCACACTTCCGGTAGCCGCGCGACTCGTGCCTCTTCAAAGCACGAGTAAGATCACTACTATTTTCAACAATGTACAGATTGTGAGCGTCAGATTCCATCTTACGGAGATTACAACTCCCGTTAATGGCTGACCCTAAGTGAATAGTTTTGGAATCTTCGTTCACAATAACAAGATCATGGATGTTTTGATTCTTCATTTCCCCGGCTCCTTTTGTTTGAAGTTGGATGCGTAGCAACAGGAAAACCGATAGCAGAAGGGGCCGGGGCCTACAACCGAGTTACACCGCTATGAAAGACGCTTACACCACAAAAGAACTCACCATCCTGCTTGGGGCAGCTCCGAGCACGATCAGCCGGAGGGCCAAGCGTGAAGGCTGGCCGTCACGTCCTCGTCAGGCCCGTGGTGGAGGCTTTGAGTGGCTTGCTGCGAACCTGCCCGAAGACGTCCGGGCCGCAATCTCCCTGCACGAGACGAGAGCCGAGACGCCGGCCCTGCCCGATGAGAACGTAGTTATCCCTGACTGGGCGTACAAGGTTGGCATGGCTCGGTTCCGTCTGGTCAACGAGTGGCGACTTGCCGTGAAAAAGAGCAAGACGACCAAGGGCAAGGCCACGGCCGCATTTCTGACAGCCTTCAACTCCGGCCAGCTGCTCGCAAGCGAGTATGAAAAACTGGGCGAGGTTTCGGATAAGACCCTGTATCGCTGGGACAAGAAGCTCCGCGACAACGGCGAGGATTATCAGGTGCTTTGTGACCGGCGCGGCAAGTGGTCCAAAGGCGGCCGGAAGGGACTCGGCCAAATCGGACCTGAAGCAGAAAAGATCTTTCTCGGGTGCTGGCTGACACCGAATCGACCCAGCATCAAGCTTGCGTACGAGGCCACCAAATCCATCCTGACAAAGCACGGCCACAAGGCTCCCAGCTACAAGACTGTGGCTCGTTTTGCGAAGCGCTTCGATGAACACCATCACGACCTGGTTGTGCTCAAGCGTGAGGGCGAGAAGGCTCTCAAGGACAAGGTCGGCCCTTACATTGCCCGTAACGACAAGGTCCTTTCCGTGGGCGACGTCCTCTTTTGCGACGGGCACGTACTCAACTTCCGTTGTCTGCACCCGACGACCGGAAAACCGTTCCGCCCCACGCTTATCTGTTGGTTTGATTGGCGCTCCCGCATGCCGGTTGGTTGGGAGATCATGCCCACCGAGGACACTATCGCGATCAGCTCGGCGCTTCATATGGCCATAGGAACGCTCGGGCAATACCCCCGCTGCGTCTACATCGACAACGGCAAGGCGTTCCGCTCCAAGTTTTTCAGCGAAGCTGATGCCGACTTCGGCGAACTCAACGGACTGTATGCCCGCCTCGGCATCGCCGTACAGTACAGCCGGCCATATGAAGCGCGTACCAAGATCGTGGAGCGCTGGTTTCGAACCTTCGACGAGCAGTGCCAGCGCCTGCTGCCGAGCTACATAGGCAACTGCATCGACAATAAGCCCGCATGGATGAACCGCAACGAGAAGTACCACGAAGCGGCGCACAATGAATGGACGCCGACCTTGCGGGATGCCTCCGAAATTTTCCGTCTATTCGCAACCTGGTACGGACAGCAGGCGCATCGAGGCGTTGACAATCAGAAGCCTCTCGAACTGCTTCAGGCGGGTACAGGGGACGGCGTGGATATGGGCGAGCTGGACCGGCATTTCCTCTTCCGCCAAAAGATCACGCCTCGTCGATGCGGATTCACCATCGGCGGCGTCCGCTTTGAATCCGATGCCCTGTACGGCCTGAACAAGCCGGTCATGGCCATGTTCAGCTGGGCCGACATGAGCGAAATCCACTTGCACACGCTCGAAGGGGAACGACTCGGAACGGCTCGTCCCACGGTAGCGCTCCATCCGCTTGCCAACCAGTTCGGCAACGAGCTTGACCTGCAGAAGATCAAGGAAGCCAACAAGCGCCAGCGCAAGCTCAAAAATACGACCATGCAGCTGGCCAATGCCTTTGATGGTGACGTTGGTGAAAGCGCCTTCCAGCAACTGCCTTGGATGCAGCAGCAGACAGCTCCGCTCAGGGCGGTTGTCCAGCCCAAGAAGACAAAGCCGGAACTGACCCTGGACCAAGCGGAAGCAGCACGACTCGAAGAGGTACGCAGCAAGGTCAAAGCCCTGCCCTCGGCCCCGGATAGGCCGGACTTCTTTGCCTCGGAATACGAGCGCTACGAGTGGTGCTTCATGCAGTCCGAAATGCACGGCCACTGCTTGGATGAAAACGACATTTCCTTCATGCGCGCCTACGAGGCCTCCGAAGAATACCGGACGGCCACGGGCAGACGCTTCGAGCAACTGAGGCTTGCATACGAGAACAAGAAAATCGCGAGGTAACCATGCGGCGAGACATTTTCATCGAAACAGGAAACGTAGCCAAGTTTCGCAAGGCGCTCGGCGTCCTGAGCGACACCGAGCGCGGCAGGCCCGGCATCGGGGTCATCCAAGGCGAAGCAGGACGCGGCAAGACCATGGCTGCCACCGAGTGGCACACCACCAATGGCGGCATCTTCCTGCGCGTCATGGAAGGCTGGAGCCAGTTCAGTTTTTTGCAGGCGCTGGCCTACGAGGTCTCCGGGGATAGGCCGGGAAACACGAACCGTTGCCGGAACCGCATCATGGACGCCCTGAGTTCGTTTCCGCAGCCCATCATCGTTGACGAGGCCGACCGACTGCACATGGCGCGCATCGAAGACTTGCGGGACGTACATGACATGACCGGCTGCCCGGTCGTCCTCATCGGCGAGGAAGGGTTTTACCCCAAGCTGCATGCCCGCCGGCGGGTCCAGTCTCGCGTCACGCAGGTGGTTGAATTCGATCCGGTCAGCGCCGAGGACGTCATGCTGTTCGCCCTGCAGACGGCTTCCCTCGACGTTACGCCCGAGGCCTGCCACAAGCTGGCAACTCTCGCAAAAGGCAGCTTCCGCGTGATTTACAGCTTCACGCTGCAACTTGAAGACTTCGCCAAGGCCCAAGGCAGCAACGACATCGACACCGCAGTAATTGAAAAGCTGCGGATCGGGAGGGCCTAATGCGGTCACCTGACATGGACAAATTGCGCGGTGTTGTCATCGGACTCAGCGATGGCGGCCAGAAGAAGCTGAGTAACGCGCTGATCTTCCGGGCGCTCGCCCTCGAAACCGAGCCTGAAAAGGCGCGTGTTCGCCGCCAGCTCGGCACGCTGGTCAAACAGAGCGAACTCGAACGGATCGAACCGGGGGTATATCGCTACAATCCCAAGGCGCAGAGCCGCCGCAAGGGCGAAGGATATATCCGCATGTGGCGGGCGGTCCGGGCCATGAAGGGCGCGTACACCATCGCCGACATCTCTGCCGTCGCGCACATGGATGCATCCACCGTAAGCAAATACATGAAACACCTGGACGAACTGGGCTTTGTGCGACGCAACGGCAAGCAGGGAAAGAGCATGCTCTACTCCACGACGCCCAAAGGCCGTGAACAACGCGAGACACCGTATCCGCCGTTGGCCATTCGTGATCCGTTCGCGGATGAACGAGCCGCCATGTCCCGGCTGGCGCGCGTGTTTTTCGAAAAGGATCTGTACACCGATTCGGCACGCAAAGCGGTGCTGAAGGAGTGCGGGACCATAATCAAACGTTTTGACACTCAACATGAGAAAGGAGGCCATCATGAAAATTAAGGAGACGGCACGCAGGAACGGCAACGCAGGATGGGCCGGACCGGACGGCCCCATGAGCCGCAAAATATTTGCGCAGGCTGTGGCCATCAAGGACACCGCGCAGCGGATCGTGGACCACCCCGCCGTGGTCGAAGAGCTGAACCAGTATGCAAACACGCTCATCCGCGAGTCCGAGCGTGTGGCGAATCTCGAAACCGCCCGTCCCGTCGTGCTGTTCTGCACCGGACACAGGGCCACGATCAATTAGAGGGATCGGAATGAGAGACGGTTACATGGAAGATGCCCAGGGGCGTTTGGTGCCCCTGGACCAGGTGAAAGAGATCGACAGAGAACGCGACACATTGGTCATGGAGCTGGTAGGACAGGTCAAGGCTATGCGGAGCGCCATGCGCGATCTCAAGGGACAGATCATGGGCGAGATCGAAGCATTTGTCCAGCTGAGCGCCGAACAGCATGGCGCTCAGCTCGGAGGCAAGAAAGGCAACGTGACGCTCGTGTCCTACGATGGGCGCTACAAGGTCGTGCGTCAGATTTCCGAGCATCTGTCCTTTGACGAGCAGCTGCAGGCGGCAAAGGCTCTCATCGACGAATGCATCAAGGAATGGACCGAGAATTCCCGCACCGAACTGCAGGTGCTCATCAACGATGCGTTTCAGGTGGACAAGGAAGGCAAGATCAACACGGGCCGGGTACTCGGCCTGCGTCGCCTTGACATCAAGGACGACCGCTGGAAACGCGCCATGGACGCAATATCCGACAGCCTGCAGGTGACGGGTACCAAGGCGTATGTGCGAATTTACGAGCGTCAGGAAGACGGATCATACAAAGCGTTGCCGCTGGATATGGCCGCGCTGTAGGTCGCATTGGGTGCGCAAACCATCGGAGTGAAAAGCAAAACCGCGCGTATGCGCAAGGAGATAGTCATGAACAAGAGCGAATTGGTAACGGCCGTAGCCGCAAAATGCGAGGACCTGACCATGAGCGACGTGGAACAGGCGGTAAACGCCATGCTTGAAACCACGACGGAGGCTCTGGCCGCCGGTAAGGAGGTGAAGCTGAAAGGGTTCGGCGGCTTCGAAATCAAGAAACGCGATGCCTATCAGGGCCGCAATCCCCGCACGGGTGAGCCCGTGGCGATCCCGGCCAGCAAGGTGGTCAAATTCAAGCCTGCCAAGGCGCTGAGGGAGTCCGTGAAGAGCTAAAGCGAAACCGCCCTGCGGGGCGGTCGTCGGAGCGTGGCGGCTCCGGCCTGATGAGCAGCCGACGTGCTTTTGAAAAATGATCAGCAGGAGACAGAGCAATATGAATTTTTGGGAAGTGGTGCCGGAACGTACCCGACAAGAAATTATTCCAGACAGTGAAATTGAAGCTGTCCATGCAAACGCCCAGTTTGGCGACATGCCCAAACGTGAGGTTGTGGATCGGGGTGTCTTGAAATGCGCCTTCGGATTTCATCAGGGCCATACGGTACGGCACATCCTGCACGGCCACGGCCTGATTCAAGAAAGGTACGGCGAGGGATACCGACTCACCATCAAGGGCCGAGAATACTTTTCCTCTGTCTGGAAAGTCGAAAAACGCAACTGATCCGCAAAGAACAGACGGAAAAACCCGGCATGCGCCGGGCTTCGATCTTTGAAAATTGAATGGTGTTGGTTAGCCGGATTTCTTTTTCTGCGCTGCGATCCACGCTTCCATTGCCTCAACCATCGCTTCCCCGATGGTTTTGCCCTGAAGCATGGCCGCCGCTTTGAAGCGACGGCGCAGCTCTTCGGGGATGTTCTTTATCTGCCAAGGTGTTGTGGACATTGCTCTACACCCGGCCGTCAATGATTGCCTGAATTTCATTGAGAAGTCGGGCGGCGTCGTAGGAATCGTCTTCAATAGAAGTGAACTCGTCTCGTTCGATTTCAAAGTTTGCGCCATTCCAATTCACATCGCGGAGAGCCACGTTTTCAAGATGCTCTTCGATGCGGGTTACGGTTTCGTCGTTCACGTCGTAGCTGATGTTGATGATGGTTGCCATGAGGGGTCTCCTTGTTTGGTTTGTTGCTTCCCTTTGTTGAGTACAACCTAGCACTACCAGCACTACCAATCAACACTTTTCTTCATTTTTTTATTCATTTGTTTTCAGGGATTTAAACGTAAACCACGAAAAGCTTAGAACGCAACAACAGGAGACACCATGGAACTTAGAGTCAAAAGCGGTTTTACAGAACAAAGTTACCGGGAACATCGTCGTAGGTTCCTGCACCAATCCGATAACCATCGTCGTGCATCGGGTCGCACGGTCCGTCAGCTTTTGAATACGGCCATCACCATATCCAAAAATCCGGGACAGCCTCTGGTCTTGGCTGCTCACAGTTACGATTACGCCAAGGAGCTGTTTTGGAAGTTGAAAAATGTCTGCGACGACTTGGGAATACCGTTTCCCAGAGTAGTCCATCTTTCCAATGGCAAGGATATAGATCAGCTTCAAGGAATCGGCACGCATATTATGCATCAAGATCACTTTCGCAACTGATCGCAGAACAGCGTTCAAAGGAAGTCGCAATGTCTGAATACACGACCATCACAGATTTTCCGGACTATGAGATCAACCGATCAGGATCGGTGCGCAGGGCCGACGGTACCTGCTTGGGCTCCCCTGTGTCCCCCAAATACAACACAAACGGCGCGGAATATGTTTCGCTTCGTCGGGATGGACGGACAAGACAGCGGTGCATCAACGTGCTGCTGGTGGAGACTTTCGGCCCAGGGGCGGCACAACAGGCCGGATACCCCGAGCCGGACATGCGGCGCGTACAGGTTCAGCGCGAACTGGCCGAGCGCCCTCGCTCCGGCAAAAGCCTCGGGCGAGATGGGTACCGTAAATACACTCGGCGCTGTCACGACTGTGGCAAGCCGACCAGCAACTATCGCTGCGAAGAGTGCTGGATACGCATTCGCGGCTTCGGCGCGTCCGAGGCTCAGAATTACCACTTTGATCCGTACAGCGTACATGAATAACCCGAGACAGAGGCCTAGGACCTGCACCGGATGCAGACACCTGCCGCCAACCTCAGAGGGCTGGTACGGATACAACGGCTGGGATTACAGCACGTGCCCGGTTACGGGAATCACCCTGCAAATCGACAGGGACGGCACCGCAACTCCGTTGGAGAACTGCGATCAAAAGGAGATCCGCCATGGCAATGCCAAGCCGGAATAAGATGATAGCCAAGATCAAGATAGGCCAGAAGCAACTCGGTCTGGATGAAGACACCTACCGCACCATGCTGGACGACAGGTACGGCAAAAGCTCGGCCGCAAAGCTTTCTCTCAAGGAGCTGGCCGACTGCATCCACCATTTGGAGAACCTCGGTGTCGGCTTCACGTCCTCGCCTTCCACGAAGCAAAGGGGTCCGAAAGATTTCTACGCCGTTCCTGACAGCGTTCCCTTCGCCCGCCAGAAACGTTGGATCGCATCCATGTGGTACGCGCTGGGATGGAACATGTCCGGACTGGACTCCAGAAGCGCCAAACAGTTCGGCGTGGAACGGTTCATCTGGATCAACGATCAGACTCATCTGCAGACCCTGGCCAAGGACATGATCAACCGTTGCCGTAACAAGGGCATAGACCCCGACGATGCAGAACCTGCAAGCTGAGATCGAGCGCCGTTTCGGTACGGTGTATCGCTTTTGCCGGGAGCATACGGAGCTCAACCGAGCCACTGTCTACATGATCCTGGCCGGAACATACGGCGGCAACACAGAGCGACAGGAAAAACGGATCAGGGAAGCACTCGGAGACAACAGTAAGGAAAGGCAAGTTTTTGAAGCCATCAAACAAGCAGCCTGCGCCCGATGCCACTTCGGGCAACCCTGTTCCCGGTGCGACTCGCTGTTCAAAACCCAGACAGACGCAGCCATGAAAGTTTTCTCAAGTTAGCTGACCCGGAGGTGGACAATGACAGCCAAGCTTCTGAAAGAATTCGCCGACCTCTACGCCAAGGGGTTTCGTCCGTATACTGGCGAGATCACCAGTGAGGTTTATGAACGGCTTGGATGTGCGAAGCCGGAGAGGGCGTACTGGATAGTATACTGGCCGATCCTGCACTGCTTCGGCTGCTCCAGACGCTGCACACCCAAGACTCCTGAAGGCTTTCAGGTCGTTTTACCGACCGAGGGTGTCACACGAGTAAAATTCGATATCACTCCGGCCCAGATGCTCCGGTCAAAATCCTTACTCCGGGCCGACGAAGCGGCCTACTGCCTCGCTGTCAGCCCGAGGCAGGTATATGCCTTGGCCGCTGAAGGAAAGCTTGATCGACATATAGACAAGCCGTTTCGAGTTACTGTAGAAAGCGTTGTTCAAGAGCTGAATCGCACAGAAATGGGAGTATGATCATGCAAACGACATTTGTTATTTTAGGTTTTATTTCGCTTTTAGCAGCACTTGTGGGGCTTCTTAAGCCCGGTTTGGTTACCAGCTTCCTTGCTCCGAAACACCGAACCCGTCTCAAAGCCTTTGGAGGATATGTTGCCATATTCCTCGTCGCGGTATTCATGGTTGGAACTACTGCTAACAACAAGTCCAGTCAGGCGACACTAAGCAACCAGCCGGGAACGAACCAAATGACCTCCACCTCACCGAAAAACGATAATACAAAGCCTGAAGTTCAAGAAGCATCTATCGCCGAAAACAAAGAAGCGCTCCGTAACCTGCTCGACATGCTTCTGAGCTTTAAGGACGATCCCGAGTTTCACCAGAAGGGTTTTGGTGCAGGATTGCCGTACACGCATACTTGGTTGAAAACTTTAAACGAAATATCGCAAGAAATGACGGTAAAAAACGGATATCCACTCGGCTTGGCAACGGCACCGAATGACTTACGCCAGCTAGGCATGGAATACATGCGAAGCCAAGGACGAGAGAATCAATTCACGAGGGATTTCCGGCAATTCATAGAAGAAGCCCTTACACAATAGCTGTATCTACTCACCTTGACTGAAAATAGCGCCTCACACCGAGGCGCTTTTTTTTGCACCATTCGCGTGGATTCCTGCGATACTGTAACAATGCCGATACTATTCTCCCTGTATCCACCGAGTTAGCCGCTCGGACATCTCGCATAACGGCGGGGTCGGGCCGCATCCGGCCCCGCCATACAGGGAGTGACCATGAAACAGCATACCCGCATCGTCATCGTGCGGACCGACACCGGGCCTGAAGGCACGTTCGGCCGCATGATCCTGCCCGGAGGCCGCGACCTCGTCTGCGCCGAATTGCCCTGGCGCGACAACCGCACGAGCAAATCCTGCATTCCACCCGGCACGTACGCGTGCTCCATCGAAACATCCCCCACCTACGGCGTGTGTCCCCATGTCCACGACGTGCCCGGCCGCACCGCGATCCTGATCCATCCCGGCAACTGGGCCGGTGACGTTGATGCCGGACTGCATAGCGATTCCGAAGGCTGCATCCTGCCCGGCAAGGGGGTCGGCCACTATCCGCCCAAGGGTTTTGCGTCCCAGCGAATGGTCAGCAACTCGCAGCGCGCCTGGGAACTCATCATGGACGAACTGAAAACCTCCGGCATCGAGGCCGGCGATCACTTCGAGCTGCAGATCCTCGACGCTACAGGCGAAGCCGGCAGGGGGTGGAACGATGGGATTCGGTGATTTCCTCACTGGCGCGCTCAAGTTCGTGCCGGGCGTAGGACAGATCGTCACCGCCGTGGAAGGCGTGGCCTCCATAGCCGGGGCCATCGGCGGTGATACGGGCAAAAAGATCCAAAACGGCGTTTCTCAGGTCACGGAAGGACTCCGTGAGGCCGATGCAAAACCGCTCGACGGCAAGCAGCGCGCCGCACTCGAAAAGGCCGGGATGGATATGAAGGTCAAGCTCAGGGAGTTGGATCTGAAAGACGTCGAAGGCGGCCGCAAGCTCGCCAAGGCCGAGATCAATTCCGAGGACGAATACGTCCGGCGCACCCGGCCGCAGCTTCTGCGCTGGTACGGCAAAGGTTCATTCCTGCTCATCTTCTCCTGCGTGGGCGTGGCCTTCACTTCTGCCTTTACCTCCGCCGTAGGCAAGGACGAGGCCGCATTCATCATCGACGTGCTCAAGTGGGCGCTGCCCACGGTCTCGGGCACATTCCTGCTCATGTACCGCGCTTACACAGGCCGCCGGACCCAGGAAAAGCTGGGCCAGCTCGGCATACAGCCGGAATCGGCCATGGACAAGGCCGCCAAGCTTCTCCGGAGATAAGCCGTGGATCTGCATATTCTCGACATCATCCTGCGCATCATCCAGATCGTGCTCCTGCCGCTGGTGGCTTTCGTCGTGAAGATCCTTCTGGATCAGCGCAAGCAGCTGAACAGCCTCGACAAGCGTATCACCACAGCCGAGTCCTGCCTCGAACAAGTGCCCAGCGAAAAGGTGCTGCACGAACTCTCCCTGACACTACGCGACTTCGGCGGCGACCTGCAGGTAGCCGTTGAAAAGATCGAAGGGTTGCGAAACATCGTGGATCGCGTGGACCGCGTGGTCGCAAGGCATGAAGAATACCTGCTCCACGGAGGGAACCGATGAATTACAACGACGTGGTTATTGAACATCTTCGTATCACCATCTTGCGCCTGCTGTGCGAACAGCCGAGCTATTCGGCTAACGACAGCATGATCAAGGACATGGTTCCGCAATACGGTTTCCGTCCCTCGCGCGACCGCATCCGCACCCAGCTGGCATGGTTGCGCGAACAGGGACTCGTCGGCCTCGACTGCAACACAGGCTGCCACGTGGCGCACCTGACCGAACGCGGCGAGGAAGTGGCCAAGGGCTTTGCCACGGTACCGGGCGTCAAGCGTCCCTCTCCCGGCGAGGTTGCGTAGATGAAGAAACAGGGCCGGGAATATCCGTCGGAAGCGGTCTGGACCGCGCAGGAACTCTATTGCGTGGCGCGACTGACCTATCAGCAGGTGGCCGAGGAAACCGGCGTGGCCGTCTCAACGCTCAAGCGCTGGGCCGACAAGTACGAATGGCGAGCCAAACGCGACGAGCTTGCGCAGGCCGAAGCCGACCTGCAGGCCGACACGATCCTCGCCCGCTCGGCCATGCTCAAAAAGCTGATCGAATCCAAAGACGCCCAGACCGGCTTTGCCGTGGCCAGCCTCGAAACGCTGGCCATGAAGCAGGCCGAAGCAGCCCGCGCCCAGAAGCTCATGAACGCCAGCGCCCAGAAGGAGCTGCGCGAGATCCGCACGCAGGAAGATGCGGTGAACGCGCTGCAGGAAGCCGTGCAACTCAAGCTGAACCGACTCCTGCAAAGCCCTGACGAACTGGATTTCAAGGCCGTTGCCGACATCCGCAAAGCGCTCGACCTAGTGGCAGAGATGAAGAATGCCGGCACCGAAGAGCAGGACGACGGACGCGGCGTCTCCGGCGACAACATCGAACGCATGCTGGATGCACTGAGGTAATCCATGGGCATTCGACTGCTTCCGTATCAGCACGAACTCCGCAGTACCCTGAAGGAATCTCAGGTCGTGGTCGTGGAGAAGTCCCGGCGTACCGGCTACTCGTGGGGCGCAAGCTGGGTTGCCGCCGAGTATGCGGCCAAAGCCAAGGCCCATGGCGGCATGAACGTCTATTACATGGGCTATAACCTGGAGATGGCCCGCGAGTTCATCGAGTACGTGGGCGACGCCGGGAAAACACTGGAACTCGGCGCATCCGTGGTCGGTGAAACTCTTTGGCAGGACGCAGGCGATCCGGAAAACCAGATCAAGGCGTTCCGGGTCGATTTCCGGCACGGCCGCGTCGTGGCCCTGCCCTCGAAACCGCGATCCCTGCGAGGCATGCAGGGACTTGTCATTCTCGACGAGGCTGCATTCCATGATGATCTGGACGAGTTGCTCAAAGCCGCGCTGGCCCTGACCGTCTGGGGCGGCAAGGTGCTCATCATCTCCACCCATGATGGCGAGGACAACCCGTTCAACCAGCTCATTCAAGACTGCCGAGGTGGGCGGCTTCCATACGCGGTGCTGCGGTGCGACTTCGATCGCGCCATCAGCGAAGGGCTTTATCAAAGGATCTGCGAGCGTACCGGCAAGACCTGGACCGAGCACGGTCAGGCCGAATGGCGGGACCGGATCATCCAGTTTTACGGCGACGGCGCTGACGAAGAACTTTTCTGCATCCCATCGAAGTCCGGCGGGTCCTACCTTATCCGAACGGTCATTGAAGGATGCATGGACCCGAGCATTCCGGTCCTGCGCTGGGAGCCGCCGGCCAAGGACTTCGTGGACTGGCCGGATGAACAGCGGCACCGGGAAATGCGCGACTGGCTGAAGGCGATGCTTCAACCGCTCCTGACATCCCTCCCGGACAAGCCGGGCTGGTTCGGCGAGGACTTTGGCCGCAACGTTGACCTGACGTGCATCTGGCCGCTGCAGGAAGCACCGGGCTTGACCTATCGCACCCCGTTCGTGCTTGAGCTGCGCGACTGTCCCTTTTCCCAGCAAGAACAGGCCCTTTTCCATGTTGGCAATCATCTTCCCCAACTCTGCGGCGGCGCATTGGATAAGGGCGGCAATGGCGCCTTTCTGGCCGAGCGCGCCCGTCAGGAATTCGGGGCGGAGATCATCGAACAGGTCCACTTCGCCGAGACATGGAACCTTGAAAACTGGCCCCCGGCCAAGGCCGCGCTGGAGGACCGTACCGCAATCATCCCGAAAAGCGACGACATCCTCGACGACTTCCGGGCCGTGAAGGTTGTCAAAGGCGTTCCCAAGGTCCCTCGCGACGCCCGCACCACTGACCGAAAGGATGCGGGCAAGCGCCACGGCGACTCGGCCATCGCCTTTGCTCTGGCCATGTTTGCAGCCCGGAAGTTCGAGCCGGGCAATAATGAATGGGATATCTGCACTGGCGGAGTAAGCCGCGCCGGTGCGCTCATGAGAGGATACTGATGCCGACCATACTTGACGCCAAAGGCTGCCCCATAGACTTCTCCGCCCGCAGTCCCGACCTGAGCACCGAGTTCGCCACCCGCGTGAGCGCCGGGGCCGACTTCGGAAGCTTCCTCGGCCTGCTGCCCGATCCCGACCCGGTGCTGGTGCAGCGCGGCGAATACTGCACCGTGCTGGACGACCTGACAGCCGATGATCAGGTCTGCATGGCCATGCAGAACCGCAAGCTGCGGGTACTCAACAAACAGGATTACGACTTTGCGCCTGGTCAGGCCAAGGGCAAGGACGTCACATCCGATGCCTCACGCCTGTGCGACGAGTTGGTGGCCGACCTGGAAGCCATCAACCTGCGCAACGTGTTCTCGTGCATGCTCGACGCGCCGTTCTTCGGTCAGACAGTGCTGGAACTCATGTGGAAGCCGCGCGGCGGACGCCTGCGCCTGGTGGATATCGTGGCCAAGCCGCGACACTGGTTCGGATTCGACGACCAGAACCGGCCCGTCTTCTGCGGAAATACCCTTGCAGAGAACACCCGGCTTCCGCACGGCAAATTCGTGCTGGTGCGGCATTTCCCGACCTTCGAAAACCCCTACGGCCTGCGGCTGCTCTCCCGCTGCCTGTGGCCCGTGGCGTTCAAGCGCGGCGGCATCGAATTCCTGACGCGCTTCTGCGAGAAATTCGGCATGCCGTGGGTGTTGGCCAAGGCTCCAAACAAAGCGGGTCGGGCCGAGCGCATGAACATGGCCAGCGACCTGGCTGCCATGGTGCAGGACGCCGTGGCCGTCCTGCCCGCCGGGGCCGACGTGGAGCTGGCCAGCGCATCCGGCAAGGCCGGCGATCTGCACGAGGCCTACCTGCGCCGCTGGGACAAAGCCATTTCCAAGGTGCTCATGGGCCAGACCCTGACGGCGGAGATGGACGGCAGCGGCAGCCGCGCGGCCAGCGAAACCCACTACAGTGTGGGCGAAGACATGGCCGAGGCCGACCAGGCGCTGATCACCAGCGCCATGAACGAGCTGGCGATCATCTATCGCGACGTAAATGCCCAGCCCGGCGTGCTGGCTCCCGTATTCGCCTACAACGAGCCGGAGGACTACGGCGCGCGGGCCGACCTGGACAACAAGCTGCACCAGGTGGGCGTACGATTTACCAAAGCCCATTTCACCCGCCAGTACGGGCTGGCTGAAGACGAGTTCGACCTGGAGGGAGCAGCATCCCCAACGGATCATGCCGCACCAATTGAATTCATGGACGCGGATGACGCTCAGGAGACCGTCGAACAGGCCGTGGCCGAGGTCATGCCCGAAGCGATCAAGGCCAACGATGCATTGGTCACGCAACTTGAGAAAGCCGTCCAGGACGCCGAGAGCTTCGATGACCTGCAGATTCTGCTGGCCGAACTGCTGGCGCAGGACGCGAGCGAAGACGAGCTGGCCGAGCTGGTCACGCGGATCACGCTCAACGCGGCTGCGTTCGGTGCCCACGCGGTCACGGAGGAAGCAGATGGCTGATGGATGCGACAATGCCCAGCGCACGCAGGCCCTGTACCTGCAAACCGCGCTTGAGAATCGGATGACGCGGTCCCACGGGGCGTCACGTCATGCCTGCGAAGAGTGCGGCGAGATCATACCGGAAGCCCGCCGGCGAGCCGTCCCCGGCGTACGTCTCTGCATAGCCTGTCAGGAAGAAGCCGATGCCCGTCACTATTGATCCCCTCGCTCCGGCCGAAGCCGCTGAATACTGGAAAGGCAAAGCCCCGGTTTCCGCCGAGGATTTCAAGCGCATGGAGACGGCCGCCAGAAGCCGCGCCTTCGCGGTTTCCGGCTTGGCCAGGATGGATCAGGTCCAGACGGTGCAAAACGCTCTGGGCAAGGCCATCACGGACGGAGAATCCCTTGCTGATTTCAAGAACCGAATAGGCGGGATAATCGAACAGCAGGGATGGACCGGCAAGAAAGCGTGGCGGGTGGAGAACATCTTTCGGACCAACATGCAAAGCGCATACATGGCCGGGCGTTTCGAGCAGATGAAACGCGTGGCCAAGGCCCGTCCGTACTGGAAGCTGGTAGCCGTGCGCGATCGCCGCACCCGGCAGACGCACCTTGCCGTGGACGGCCTGGTGTTCCCGCACGATCACCCGTTCTGGGACACCTGGTATCCACCCAACGGCTTCGCCTGCCGCTGCGTGGTGGTCACGCTCTCCAAGCGCCAGCTTAAAGCGCAGGGCCTGACGGTCCAGACCGAGATGCCCGACACGATCCGCGTGGTGGATCCGGCCACGGGCATGGAATCCTTCGTCACACCGCTGCCCGACAAGGGCTGGGCCACCAACGTGGGCAAGGACTGGCTTTCCGGTCTGACACCTTCCGAGCTGGATGGAACGGTCAAGGACCTGAATATCGGCCCCTTTTGTCGATCTGGAAAACATGCCTCGGGAACGTCTTGCAAGCCATCGCTCAAAGCTCTTGATCCGCGACACGTACACCGCATTGGGCAAAACGACATTCTTCCCACTGGCTTGCCAGACAAAGACTACGTCATGACTTTCCTGAAGCAATTCGGCCTCAAGGACATCAACGCCAGCAAAGTACACACGCTGCCGGGAGGCATCCCAGTGGTCATCAGCAAAGAGTTCTTCGTCAAGGACAAGTCCAGCGGCAAAGGGTGGAAGGTCGCAAAAGGCGGACGAGAACAGTTCATCCCACTGCTGGCCAGAACCATCCTCGACCCATTCGAGATATGGCAAACAACCGTCAAAGTCGGAGCAAACTCGCGGCCTTGCCTGAACCTTTTGCGGCTCTTTGCAGATGATTCGGGAACCGTCGGCGGATATGGCGTTTTCCATCTCATAGGTGGCCGCAAATGGTCTGCGGCTACGGTGTTCACCCCCAAGACGGGCCAGCCTGAGCGGGATTTGTATCGCTATCTGGAGAAAAAAAGAAACGGTGTGCTCGTATACCGCGAGCCATAACGCAGAACCGACGCACACCGCAAAAGAAAACCCCAAGTGGACCGGCCCCTTGAGGAGACGAGGCTCCTTTCAAATCCCCGTGCCGGTCGGGGTCATACGAGCACTCGCCTGTAGTCTTCAAACTAAGCCCCCGAAGGAGGGAAGTCAACATGGCCGCGTGGATAAACATCTTCCGCATCGGCACGCACACCGACAGTTCCGGGCGCAGCCGCACCTGGACCGGGAGCGACCTTGACCGGATCGTCGAAAACTACAGCCGGCGCACCGAGGACGCGCCCGTGGTGTTCGGCCACCCCAAGGACAACGAACCGGCCCAGGGCTGGATCAAGGAGGTCCGGAACAACGACGGAATTTTGCAGGCACAGTTCGCACAGGTTTCGGACGCAGCGCGCGAGGCAGTGGATAATGGACACTATCAGTACGGCAGCCTCAGCCTGACACCCGACCTGAGAATCCGCCACTTCGGTCTGCTCGGCGCGGTCCCTCCGGCGGTGAAGGGTCTGGGCCGCGTCGAATTTCAGGACGGCGGGCTGACCGTGGACATCAATTTCAACGAGCCGGACGGACCGGCCACCCCGCCGGATAATCCGGCACCGGAGGATCCTGACATGAGCAAGGAACTGGAAGCCAAGGTCAAAGACCTGGAAGCCAAGATGGATGCCGAACGCCAAGCGCGTGAAAAAGCCGAGGCCGAGCTGAAGGCCAAGGAAACCGAATTCGCCGAAGAGTCGAGCAAGCAGCGCAAGGAACAGCTCACGCAACGCGTGGACAAACTTGTGGCCGACGGCAAGCTCCTGCCCGCCGAAAAGGACAAGGTGCTGGCCTTCTGCGAAGCCCTGGACGGCACCGAGGACAATCCGCGCGAAATGAGCTTCAGCGAAGGCGAAGGCAAGAAGCCGCTCGTGGACCACTTCATGGACTTCATGGCCCAGCAGTCCGGACACGGACTGTTCAACGATTTCAAGGCTCCGGAAAACGGTCAGGACAACGGCCCGACCGAAGACCTGACGCAGTACGTCTAATCAGGAGGCAACATGACCATCACCGGCAATCGCGGCTCCATCGGGGCCGAGGGCGAACGCGCCCACACCAACCATCATCCCGCCATCGTCGGCCACGGTGCAGTCCTGGCCAACAACGGCGAGTACCCCATCGGCCTCATCGTCAAGGAAGACGCGGGCGGCCTGCTGATTCCCTACACCGGCTCCGCCGACACCGACACTCCGGTGGGCGTCATCGACGAACCCGTCAATACCGCCGAAGAAGGCGCGGCCATGGTGGTCCGGCACGGCACGGTCCGCGCCAATCTGATCAAGATCGGCGCGACCGGCGATCCCGCCACGGCCGACGACATCAAGAAACTGGCAACCATCGGCATTTTCGCCGTCTAAGGAGACGTTTGCATGTTCACTCAGCTCAAAGGGGTATTCAGCCCGCAGGCAGTGGCACAGCACCTCAAGGGCCTGCCGCCCATCAAGACCACCATCATGGACTCCTGCTTTCCCGGCCGCAGCCAGAAACCGTTCGCTCTGGTGGGCATCAGCGACGTGCTGGACGTAGTCGGCACCGTGCCGGTGATCCGGCGCGGCGGCCTGTCCACGCCCGTTAGCGCGGGGAGCGTGAAGGTCGACATGATCGAGCCGCTGCCGGTCAAGCCGTCCAAGGACATCACCGGTCAGGACCTCAACAACCTGCGGCAGATCCTCGGCCAGAAGGCCAGCGTGGACGCCTGGACCCGCGACGTCATCGCCCACCTGCGCGACACCTGCCGCTTTACCACCGAGGCCATTGCGGCCACGGCGCTGACCGGCACCATCAGCTGGCCGGTGCGTCTCGACGGCGGCGGCTGGGAAACCTATGAGGTGGATTTCGGCACGCCGCATCGCGTCATGCCCGGCAAGCTGCTGACTGAAACGGACGTCAAGATTTCCGACTTGTTTGGGATCCTGTCCGACATGGAGTCCGCCATTCAGGACGGCGGATACGGCGGCGAGATCGACTTCATGGCGGGCAAGGCTGCCTATCAGGCCGCTTACGCCCTGGTGGAGGACTATAAGTCCACGGCCAAGCTCCGGGTGGCCATCGAAGGCGGTGTCATCGACGTGGGCGGCTACAAGATCCGCAAGATGTCCGAGAAGTACCGTGACCCCAAGGGTGGCGGCATGCTTCCGAAGGTTCCGGCTGGCGAGATTGTTGCTTACGCCAAGGACGCCCCGGCCAAGATCATCTACTGCGCTCTGGACGACGTGGAAGCCAATCTGCAGCCGTATCCGTTCTTCCCCAAGCCGATGAAGCTGATCGAAGGAAACGGCTACCGCATCATCGGGCAGTCCAAACCGCTCCCTGCACGCTCTCCCAAGTCCATCTGCTGGGCCGAAGTGGTCTAGCTTCAAATTTGCGCCCTGTTGCCCGGATGAGGGCAACAGGGCGCACGGTACGCGAAACAACCCTGAACCTAGTTCAAAACTAGTCCAAAACGCACGAGAGGGCCACGCATGTACTGCCAAAAGACCGACCTGACCGGCTATGTGCTCAACGCCTACCTGACGGCGGCCGAAGAGCAGACGCCCGGAATCGTCGACCAGACTCTGGCGAACGTGTCCGGCGAGATCGACGACGCGCTCCGGTCCCGCTTCGAGCTGCCGCTTGCCGAAGTGCCGGGCACGCTGACCCGCATCGCCGCCGTCATGGCCTCCTACAGGATCGTGGGTGCCATCACGTCGGTCATGGCCTCGGAGGGCGGCAGCAACAACGAATGGATACCGCTGCAGACCCAGTACAAGCAGGCCGTGAAAGACCTTGAAGCGGTCCGCAGCGGCAAGCTGGACATCGGCCTGAAGGAGCTGGGCGAGGAACCGCGCGTGGACACTGAAACCATGGTCGTCACCAGACGCCCCAAGGGACTGCTGCGGGGGTGGAAGTAATGGGCGGCGCGAGCTTCAACCTCAACTGGGGCGGACTGGACCGCATGGTCGGCAGCGCCACGGTCAAAGCAGGCAGGACACATCAGGCCATGGCCGAGATCGGCGAAGCTCTGGCCTCGTCCACCATTGCGCGCTTCGATGCCGGAGCCGGCCCCGACGGTACGCCCTGGGAACCGTCTCAGCGGGCCGAGCGGGAAAGCGGCAAAACGCTTGTGGACACCGGGCGGCTGCGCGGCTCTATCGGCTACGAGGCCAGCCCGTCGCAAGTCTCGGTGGGCAGCAATCTCGTCTATTCGCGCATCCACCAGCTCGGCGGCAAGGCAGGTCGCGGCCGCGCCGTAACGCTGCCCGCCAGACCCTACATCGGCATATCCGAAGAAGATCTCCAAGAAGCCCGCGCCATTCTGGTCGAGCACTTTGTTGACGCGTTCGGAGGCCCACGATGAGGCAGACCGCCTTTGCCATCATTCAGGCCGCCGCTGTGGCCGCAGGCCTGCCGGAAAGCGCTGTCATGCACACCCCGGAAAAGGACGGCCCGACCCTGCCCAAGCGTCGTGCCGAAATATCCTACCTGCCCGAGCAATACCGGCGCACCGGAAGACCCGTCCGCAAACGTCCGAGCGTTGACAAAGAGGACACGCACCGCACGCTTCGCCGCGAAATCTACACCGTCCGGCTGCCGGTGCGCGTGGCCATTCGCTCGGATGACGAAACCTGGCTGCGTGACTTCGCTACCGCCTTTCGCGCGGCGCTGCCCAAACGGACCACGGACGAGCAGGGCAACCCGGTGAGCGTGACCGTGGAAAAGGCCGAATACGGCGGCTTCACCGGCAAACTGGTGGAAGTCTTCAAAAAGAGATCCAAAACCTTTCATGTGTCGGTGACGGGCATGACCACCAGAGACACCGAGATCCCGCTCGTGCGCGATGCCGACATTACCCCCAAATACAGGGAGGCAAACAATGGCCAAGAAGAAGGCTGACAAAAAGGAAACCCTTCATCCCGTGGAAACCCTCGCCGCCGACCTGCCCGTCTGGGAACTGGCTGCGCTGCGGCAGGCCACGGGCTGGACCGAAGGCAAACAGATCACCGGGGCGGACTTCGAGGATGCCCTGACCAAGCTCCGCGCCCGTCCGCAGGGCGGCGGCAGAATCTAGGGAGGCCCCATGAACGACGTCATCGAATATCTCATCGACGGAACCAGCGGCCTTGCGCCCGGTAGCGCCTCCGGCATGGCCATCATCGCCGGAGTCTGCTCCGAGGGCGAGGTCGGCAAAGGCTACCTGCTCGGCAAGCGCAGCGACCTGCGCGGCCTGCTGGGAGACGGTCCGCTGGTGGACCGCCTGTACGACATCTTCGCCACCGGCGGACAGGAACCGGTGGTCATAGCGGTTCCGGTGGAAGGTCTGCCCGGCGGCTACATCGGCCGCGTCAAGCACGCCGGAACCGGCCCCGGCGCCACGACCAGCGGTGTTGCCTGTAGCAATGCCGACGCCGTGATTGAGATCGTGACCGAAGGCCAGCTCGGCACCGCCACCTACAAGCTGTCTCTGGACGGCGGCGAGACCTGGGAAAACGCTACGGCCACGCCCGCCAACGGGCAGATCGCGCTCGGGGAAACCGGTGCTTACATCACCCTCGAAGACGGCGCACACGTAACCGGAGACACCTATTCGGCCATCGTTCGCGGCCCCATCGGCCCCGTGAAACAGGTCGGCACCGGCCCTGAAATCGACATTGCCGGCACGGTCAAATCCGCCGCCGAAATCGTCCTTCGCATCGCCTCCGGCGGCGGCCGCAACGAAGGCACCTACCAGCTCTCCGAAGACGGTGGCGACAACTGGAGCACGGTCCGGACCATCCCGGTGGACGGCGTGATCCTGGTCGGCTCCACCGGCGTGGCCATAACCGTTCCCGACCAGGAAATGACCGCCGGGACCGAATACAGCCTGCGCCTCAATGCGCCCGTCCCGTCCATATCGGCGGTCATGTCCGCCCTGGAAGCGCCGCTGGAAATCTACGACGTGGAGTTCGTGCATATTGTCGGTCCCACCGACGCCGTGGACTGGGCCGCCTGCGGTGCCAAGGCCGACGAGCTGTGGAACGCGCATCGCCCCACCTACTTCAAGACCGAATTCCGCATGCCCTACGACGGCGAGGACCTGAGCGACTGGGCCGCCGCATGGATCGAAGAACGGTCAGGCTTTGCTCACCGTTTCGTCCAGAACATCGCCGCATTCGGCGAGGCCTCGGACGCATCCGGCAGACGCATACGGCGCAACTGGGGCGGCCTGCACGTGGGCCGAGTGCTCTCCGTTCCCGTCCACCGAGCCACCGGCCGCGTGCGCGACGGCGGCATCTCGCAGGGCTCACTTCCCGAAGGCTGGAACGAAGGCATCCAGTTCATGCTGGAACGCGAAGGCGCGGTCACTGCCAAGGCATACGCAGGGCTTGAATCCCCGTACTGGGGCGACTCCCGCATGCTGGCCGAAGCCACCAGCGATTATCAGTACGAGGAAATCCTGCGCACCACCTTCAAGGCCGTACGTCTGGCACGAGTGGCCGCGCTCAATGGCATGTACGACGAGGCAGGCGACCCGGTGCGAGAAGGCGGAGCGAGCGGCCTCGAATACCTTAAGGCCAGCATCGAAAACGCCCTGGACACCATGACCGCGAGCAAACCGCGCGAGCTGGCGGACCGCATCGTGGACATCCCGCCCGGGCAGGACATCGCCAACAACGGCGTGGCCGTGGAACTCGACCTGATCGGCATCCCCATCATCCGCAGGATCAAGCTCTTTGCCCGGTACACCTATGCCGGCTCAAACTTCGATCCCAGACTGGAGGCAGCATAATGAGCGTCAATGGCAATCTGTATGACTGGGAAGGCGTAGAGATTCAGCTGCCCGGCGGTATCGCCGTCGGCATCTCCGACATCAGCTACAGCGATGAACGCGGCATCGAGCCGCGCTACGGCAAAGGCAGCAAGCCGCGCGGATACGGCCGCAAAAACTACAAAGCCAGCGGCAACATGACCCTTGATCGCGACGAGTTTGAAACCCTGCAGGCCGCCCTGGGCGGATCGGTCTACAAAGGCGATCCGTTCCAGATTGTGGTCAGCTACGGCAACGACGGCCAGGAGACCAAGACCGACACGCTCCCGGCCGTGAAAATCACAAAGCAGGACACCGGCGCGAGCCAGGACGACGACAACGCGGGCAGTGTCAAATGCGACTTCACCTGCATCAAGCCCATCAAGTGGAACGGTCAGGACGCCCTGTAGTCCGACCGTGAGACACCCAACCTGAGAAAAGAGGACATCATGGCCGAAGAGACCAAGACCGACGAACAGTATGTGGAGCTGTCCCATTCCTTTCTGGACCGCTTCGAAGGCAAGGACGTGGACCTGAAGTTCCGCTTCAAGCGCCCCAACACCCAGCAGGCTAACCGCGTGCAGAAAACGGCCCTCAAGAACGCGGGGCAGGCCTTCAAGAACCTGAGTCTGGAAACGGTCCACCCGGACGACAAGGCCGCCCTGCAGGAAGCCCTGCAGAAGTACCCCGGCCTCGCCTCTACCTTCGGCGGCGCGCTCATGGGCAGCTGCGGATTCGGTGATCTGGGAAACTGATTCAGCGCAACCTGCAGGAGCTGGAAAGGGACGGCCTCGCGCAATATTCAGTGCTCATCAAGCACTGGCTCCGCGAAACGCCGTCCCTTTCTCCTGAGATATTCGCCCAGCAGGCTGCGCAGGCTATGTGGTTGGAGAAACGGTACAGAAGGCAAAATAATAATGCTTTGGTCTAGGACGATTCCCTTTTTAACGCTTGGGAAAGTTTTTCTTCCTCGGCCTTTTTAGCATTTGCTTTCTTTGTTTTTTGCTGATTGAGCTCTTCAATCTTTTTTTCTAATCTGTAGAGCACATCTTTGTGATGTCGAGCCTCTTTTTCCTTGCTTAGTATTTGGTTGTCAAGAGACTTAATATCATGCGTGTATCTTTTAATCATCGCCTCATGCTGCTTAGAACTCATGCTATCTCCTTAGGTTACAAACTTTGCTCAGACTTAACCAAAAAAACTATCGTTGAGGCCGTCATATGCAGGGTATAAGCGGCAATATGATCCGGGACATTAACCACATCCGCACCTTGCCCATGTCCTCCCATCTTATTCCTTACCGTTGGCACGCATCCCTCTAGTGTGGACCGCAAACCATTCATATGGCTTTGCCAAAATTCAGGGACAAGTCCGTTCTCAAAACAAATGGCAATGAGTTTTTTGACAGCAGCATGCTTATCATATTCCCACCCTCGCTTGTCGCATATAACCTTTATCGTGCTTTCAAACGCCTTAAGCCCGTCGACTAACGCCTCTTGATGTCGGCCATTACGAAAATGATCGTGAGCAGAAAGAAATTCTTTCTGTGGACCGTAATAGGACTTGTCCGAAAGAATTGACAAGGCAGGTTTTACAGCCTGCTGATGGATATATTGACTATCAATACGAATTAGTTGTCCTCCCTCAAGCTGATACCCAACTCCATGCTCTCGAAAACGCGTATTGAGTTCGTGAACTAAGTAGCTATCTGGCTTGATGTAAGCATATACTTCTTCCACTGCACTGAGAACGAACTCGATATCCTTCTCTTGAAGGACAAAATGCCCAAGCTCTTTTTCAAAATCTCTAAAACGACGGGCCATCCCGCCTGAATATATATCTTCAGCGAGCTGAAATCTCCCAATCTCTCTGCAAAGACAATGAACTGTAGACTGGGCTATGTCACGAGTTTGCATACCTTTTTCGCTAAACTCGTGATATGGTTTTTGGAAAATATCCTGAAATAAGAGACAGAACTGGACCCGTAAAGCATTTGGCAGCGTCTCGTACTGATACACATCAGGGATTTCACCTCTTGCCTGCCTCTGCCGTTTGAAAAAAATAGCCATTTTACCTCTCCAGATTATCATCATGCATACTAATTTTGCTTATCACTTTTGCTATCATTATTAGCCGCTAGCTTCTACCTCAAACTTTAAGCACACTTCGCACAGCTTCCCGACACCCCTCCTGTAAGCGGCTATTCTTGCCGCCATGGAAGCATTCAACGTCCTCGCCACCATGTCCCTTGTGGACATGATCACCGCTCCGCTGCAGCGGATCAACGCCGCAATGGTCAGCACAGGCAAGGCCGCCTCCGCGCTTGGTGCGAGCGCTCTGGGGCTGGCCAAGGCTTTGTTGCCCGTTGCCATTGCGGCCGGGGTCTTGTTTGCCGCCATAGGACCGTGCGTTTCCACCGCCGCCGAATTTGAATCGGCCATGTCTCAGGTCGGGGCGGTTTCAGGTGCTACGGCCTCGGAGATGGATGTGCTGTCAGACGCAGCCCGCGATCTGGGAGCCTCCACCGCCTGGTCCGCCATGCAGGTGGCGGAAGGGCAGAAGTATCTGGCCATGGCCGGATTTTCGGTTCAACAGAACGTCGCTGCGCTACCCGCCGTCCTCGACCTGGCCACCGCCGGCACCACTGACCTCGGACGCGCAGCAGACATCGGCTCGGACATCCTTTCCGCCTTCAATCTGGAGGCCTCCCGAATGGCCGAGGTGGCCGATACGCTCGCGGCGGCCTGCACCACGTCCAACACCACGCTCGAACTGCTCGGCGACACCATGAAGTACGTGGCACCGGTAGCGGAAAAAGCCGGGGTATCTTTGCAGGAAACCGCAGCCATGGCCGGACTCCTTGGCAACGTGGGCATTAAAGGTAGTCAGGCAGGCACCGCACTCCGTGCCATGCTGAACGGGCTTGCAGCCCCGTCTTCCGAGGCGGCCAAGTCCATGGCCAACCTCGGCATCGCCACCACGGACGCCGCCGGCAATCTGCGAAGCCCCATCACCATTTTGAGCGACATGGCCAATGCCACCGACTCTCTGGGCAGCGCCCAGAAAATGGCCTTCGCAAAAACGGTTTTCGGAACCGAGGCCATGAGCGCCGCCCTTGCCTTGTTCGATCAGGCAGGAGCAGGAGGCATTGCAGAGTATGCCTCCCAGCTCAAAGCGGCTGGCACTGCCGCAGAGATTGCGGCCCAGCAGCATGACAACCTCGCAGGCGACCAGAAAGCGCTCGGCAGTGCATTCGAGTCGCTCCAGATCACCATCGGCACACTGTTCCTGCCCGCCGCCCGAGGCATCACCCAGGCAATCACCGCTGTCGTGCGCGTCTTCGACGCACTGGCCGGGCATCCGGTGGGCAAGTTCATTCTGTCTCTCGCATCCATAGCTGGTACGGCCGTGCTTGCCGTGACCGGGCTTTCCGCCGTTGTCTGGGCCGGGACAGCTGCCTGGGCTGCGTTCAACGCCGTGATCCTCGCCAACCCCATCGCGCTTATCGTTATGGCCGTTGTGGCTCTGGTGACAGGCATCATCGCGCTCTACAACGAGTGCGAGACAGCCCGCGAGATCATTGACCAGATCGGTGCCGGCTTCCTCGTTTTCTGGGGTCATATTCAGGATGCGGCGGGTGCCGTGGGTGATTTCTTTTCCATCCTTTCCGGCGTCGGCATCATGGGCGTGTTCGCCTACTACTTCACCGACATTTACAACGCTCTGGGCCGCTTCTGGGACGGCATCAAGTCGCTGTTCGACATCGACCTCAGTGAGTCCGGCCGCAAGCTCATCAGCACGCTGGCCGATGGCATCCGGTCCGTCATCACCATGCCGTATGATCTGGTGAAATCCGGACTCGACAAGGTGCGCCAGCTCCTGCCGTTCTCCGACGCCAAGGAAGGACCACTCTCAGCGCTCACGCTTTCCGGCACCCGCATCATGGATACGCTCGGCTCAGGCATCCGCGCCGCAGCGCCCCAACTGCACGCCACCGCAGCAACCGCACTGTCGGGCGTCGCCGTTGCCGCCAACCTCGCGGTCACGCCGCCCGATGCTCCTCCTCACCAGGCACCGCCCCCGGCTTCGGCGCAAGCCCCAGCGCCGGACCGGGGCGCGGTCGCCCGCAACGGCAAGAGCGTGGTCATTCAGAACCTGAGCGTAACTCTGCCCAGCGTGCAGGACGCGGACGGTTTTGTCTCCGCACTTGAGCAGCTGGTGGCAAGTCATGACGGCTCCGGCCCGGACGAAGGAGACATCACATGACCGACGGCCTCTTGAGCTTTGCACACGGCGAAATCCGCCTCGGGAAAAATGGGGTGCCCGGCATCCTGCGCGATATGCGGGTACGCGGCAGCGTGCGCTTTGACGAAACCGAGCGGGACGGACTTTCCGGCAAGGCGAAAGCCCCTATGGGCTGGGAAGACTGCGCCATCACGCTGGTCGTGGATCTGCTCACGGACGAAACCGGAAGTTGCTACGCAAAGCTGACGGCGCTGGACGCACTGTTCCGGGGCCATGACAACGGCGCGAACCCGCGCGTGCTTGACGTGGCCAACCCGCACGTCACGGCTCGCGGCATCGAGCGCGTGGTCTTTTCGCGACTCGAATCCGCCGAGACAAATCAAGACGATATCATCATTGCCACGCTTGGATTTACCGAGCACCGCCCTCCCGTGATCCGCGCCGAACAGCGCGCCGGGTCCAGTCAGGGAGGGCGGCCCACCAACACGGAACCGGGGCTTGCCCCCGCCGTTGCGGAGCGTTCCAGATGATTGCGGGAGTGTTGCTACAGATTGCGGTCGGCGGCCTGATCGTCCAGCGCTGCCCCCGCCTTGAACTGGCCTCACACAGGCACGCACCGCTGTCACGTGCCGCCATCCACCTGCCGGATGCCGACGGGGAGATTGTGCAATCCCTGCTGCCGGGCGATCCGGTGAGCATCCGCTATGGTTATCGTGGCGGTGATACCGGCGAATGGACCGGCACAGTGCAGGGGACGAGGCGCGTCAACCGCGACCAGCTCTGCATTCTTGCAGACGGCCCCGACCTGCCGCTGGTCACCACGACAGTGCGCGAATGCTACGCCGATGAATCGGCCATGGCCATCGCACGGCACATCCTCGACCATGCCGGGCTACCGGTGTCCAGACTGGACATCCCCGACGAAATCATTCCGCATTTCCCACTTTCCACGGTGCCCTGCTGCATGGCGGTGCGGCAACTGCTGCATACACTGCAACGGATCGGCCACGACATGCGCCGGACCACTCTATGGCTTGGCCGCGACGGTTTGAACCTCGGAGACTTCGACGAGCCCGGCGCAATCCCGGTGATCGAATCCGAAGGCAACCTCATACGACACCAGCCCTCGGAAAGCAGGAAAGGCCTCCATCAGCTGGAGACCTTCCTTTTGCCGGGCCTGAGCCATTCCCGCCGTTTCAGGCTCACGGACACAAGGCTCGGCACGGACCGGACGTTCCGTGCCCTGGGCGTGCGGCACGTTATCGAACCGGACCGTATGCGGACCTTCATCGAATATGGGAGGGAGCATGGCGGCTGATCTGAAAGAGCTCATGAAGCGGGTGGTCGAAATCGTCATGCCAAACCTGCGGGCCTATTACCGCGTCATGCGAAAGGCCCGCGTGGTGGCCACGTATCCTGCCGAGGACGGGCGCTACTGGGCCGACGTGCAGCCGCTCAGGAATGACGAATCCGTGGACGAAAACGAGCCGGTCATCCCGCGCGTGGAGATCCCGATCCTGTGGGCCGGGCCGGGGCGCGGCGTGGTCTGCCCGCCGCTCGTGGGCGCGCTTTGCGACCTCGAATACTACGACGGCGACCCGAATTTTCCGCGCATCTCGAATTTCCGCTGGGCCGAGCACGGCGCACCGGCCTGCGAGGTCGGAGCCTTCGTGATCCAGCACAGCGACGGCACCTTCATCAAGATCGACGCGGACAAGAATCTCATTGAAGTAACCCCCGCCAACCGTAGCGCCCAAGTCGGTGGCGACAAGACCGAAACCATCGGCGGCACTTGGACCATCAAAGCCCCGCTGATCATTCAGGAGGGCAACGTCCAATCCAGCGGCCCCGGCGGCGTCATCGGCACCGTCAGCACCAAGGCCAACACCGAGCAGGAAGGCAGCTACACCCTGCTCGGCAAAATCACCTGCACCGAACTGGAAGTGACCGGCAACGCTTCCATCGGCGGCGATCTGAACACCGCCGGGAATAGTGATGCCGGGAGCCGGAGCGGAGGGGTGATATGAGGTTATTCCTTTTTCAAAGAATTTGTTCCAAACGTTGTTATCTTAGCAATTCCCGGAATCTCGAGTCCTTGAGACCCTCTTTCTGCTGCGTACTCAATCAAGCCATCTTCTTGAAGAGAGTGCAACAGCCTAACAAGAGCAGAATTTTCTTCAAAAGAGATGCTTTCTGAACCGTATGCCGCAACATTCAAGGCATTTCGTTTTGCTTTTTTTGTCGGCTGTTCAGCTAGCATTTGAAGTACATTGTTTCTCATTTGGTCCATAAATCAGCTCCAATGGTTAAATATGACAAACATCTTCGCACAAGACATCGCCCTCGACGCCTCAGGGCAGGCCAAGGTTGCCGCCAATGGCGAGCTGGTACTCACCACCAGCCCGCAAACCGGCGTGCAGGACATCCGGCTGCGTCTGGATACATATATCGAATCACTGTTCTTTGACAAGGGATACGGTTCCACCCTGCGCGACTGGGTCATGGAGGAAAACACCGAGCTGGCCCGTATTGGATTCGCGGCCGAGGTCAAACGGCGCATCGGAGAAGATCCGCGCGTGTCGGTTGGCAGCGCGTACTGTTCCGTTACGCAATGGGACGAGCTGGGTATCCGTGCCGATGCGTCCTGGCGCTTCATAGACAGCGCCCACGTTTTCAACCTCGTCATCGAGGCCGACCACTCGAAAAAGGAAATGGTGATCAGGGATGCCGACCCCGCAGTTGTCTAAGACGCTCGACGATGTGCGCTCCATGGTCTTCGGCCATGTGGAAGACGTGCAGCAGGAATATGCGGCCAAAGGCTGGCTGCCCGCACAGCTGAATCTGAACAAGGGGGTAGTACGCGGGCTGCTCGAAATCTATTGCTGGGGCCTGTACCAGCTCTATCAGCTGCTGGCCGCCGTGTTCATTCAGGCCGCCCCGCTCACAGCCACGGACGACGACTGGCTGGAGTGGCACGCCGAACAGGTGGAGGCCCCGCGCAAACAGGCCACCAAGGCCGAGGGCGTGGTCCGCTTCGCCCGTGCCGGCACGTCCGGCAACCTGCCCATCCCGGCCGGGCGTATTCTGCGCACCAAGCCGGACGGTACGGGCAGGATTTACCGATACGTCACTACGGCCGAAGGCGTCATAACGGACGGCACCAACGAGGTCAGCGTCCCGGCGGTGGCCGAGGATTACGGCGCGGCCGCCAACGCATCCGCCGGACAGATCACGGAGATGGCCACCCCGGTGCCGGGCGTGGACGCGGTTTCCAACTCCGCCGACTGGCTCGTCAGCGAGGGCGCGGATCTGGAACCACTCGATCATCTGCGGGAACGCTACGTGCTGCGTTGGATGGGCAACAACGGCATGACCAAGCACGCCTACGCATCCTGGGCGCTGAGCGTCACCGGCGTCGTAGCCGTGAAAATTCTCGACCAGCACCCGCGCGGCCAGGGCACCGTGGACGTCATCGTCAAAGGCGCGGACGGCATCCCCACGGCAAACCTGCTGGATGCGGTCCGTCAGGCCGTGGCCACCGGAGCACGCCCCGAAGAAGTGCAGGCAGGCCCACCCGTCAACGACGACTGGCAGGTACGCGGCCCGCAACCCGTCGCCCTGAATATTGAGGGTACGCTGGTGCTCATGCCCGGCACGCATGCGGATTCGGCCCGCGCCGAGGCGGACCAACGAATCCGCGCCCTGTTCACCGACCCGGCAAACGTACCGGGCATCAATCCCCTGCAGATTGGCGAGGACGTCCCGCTGGACCGCCTGACCGCCGCAGTCATGGCCGTGGATGGCGTCAAGCGTGTCGAATGGACCGCCCCGGCAGCCGACGTAGTCGTGCCAGAAGACGGACTGGCCACGCTCGGCAGCCTGACCCTGACCACAACTGAAGCCGGGGAGGAATAGCCGTGATCCTGTTCGTTCTGATCGTTGCCGTCGCGATTTTCTCTGCAGGCTTTTTCTTCGGAAGGAGCCTCTGATGGGCGTCTTCAAGGACTACTTTTTCAAGACGCTGCGCTGGCCGCTTTCGCATCGCCCCGGCGCGCTGGCGGTCATCGTGGAAGGACTGGCCAGAAGCATGGATCAGGTGCGCGGGGACATCATTCACCTGCGGAACCAGTTCAACCCGTGGACCTGCGAACCGAGAATGATCGCGAAGCACGCTGCCAGCCGTGGCATCCGCCAGCACGCCAGCGAATCGGACGAACAGTTCCGCGCCCGCTGCGTGCGGGCCTACGCATGGCAGCGGCTCGGCGGCGGGCAGCTCGGTATGCCGCAGATTCTGGCGCACTTCGGCTATTCGGACACGAGCATGATCAACGTCCGTGAAGAAGATCCCCAGCGCTGGGCCGAGTTCAGGCCGCGGGTGCCCGTGAAATCCGGCATGAAGGCTGAAGACTTCAGGACCATCGGGTGGGTGGCCGAGGAAACCAAGCCCGCGCGCTCCAAACTGGCAGGCATCCGTGCCGCAAGCACGGTCGCCGGTTCGGTGAATGCTGGCGGCATCACGTTTTCCAGCATCCGCATCCGGCTCACTCCAGAGCGGACCACGAACATACAACTGACCGGCTCGGTCTACGGCGGCGCTTACTCGCATGTCGTAGCCCGCACCCGCGCATAAGGAGGAAGCATGTCACTAATACTCACCAGATCTGGGCTTGAGGCATACGCCCAGGCCGATGCCACCGGCTCCAAGCTGCAAGCCACGCACATGGCCGTGGGCGACGGCGGCGGCGCGGCGGTTTCGCACACGTCTCAGTCTTCGGGACTGGTCAACGAAACGTGGCGAGGCGCGCTGCAGGAAATCAAGATCGCAGCATCCGGCGAGGTGGAATTCATCGCGCACGTGCCCATCACCATGGGCGGCTGGTACATCCGCGAAATCGCCATCTACGCTGACGACACGCTGTTGGCCGTAGGCGCACATCCGGAAATTTGGAAGCCCGAACCGGATGCTCCGGACAAGGTGGAACTGGAAATCACGGCCCCGATCAAATTCGACAATGCATCTGCCCTGAGCCTCACCGTGGACACCACCAAGGTACTGGCCAGTCAGGAGCACGTTGCCACCAAGATCGCGGAGCACGACGCTGACGCCACGGCGCACGCCGACATGATGGCCGGCAAGGCCGATGCGGATCATGTCCATCCGTACGCCCCCAAAAATCATGCCCACACCACTGCGGACGTGGCCGACCTGCTGAGCGATTCACACGAATGGCAGGAAAGTCAGGCGTACGCACTGAACACGCTTTCGATCAGCGCGGGCACGGTGACATGGGACATGGGCGCGAACCCGAACGCTGTGCTCACTTTGACCGAGGACGTAACGAGTCTCACGCTGACCAACGTGGTTCCCGGCGCGACCTATGAACTCACGGTGTTGCAGGGAGCAACAGGGGGTCGCTCTCTCGCATGGCCCGCGTCAATACTTTGGGCCGGGGGAACTGCTGTTGACGTGACGCAGGATGCCAATGCCGAGGACGTAATCATGTTCACGGTGCGAGACAACGGCGGCACCCCTGTGGTCCGTGGCTATGCAGGGCAAGACATGAAGGCGGTGGCATAATGGGCGTCTTTCGGCACAACCTTCCGCCTGACGCGTGCCCGCTCGGCGGCATCGCGGAGGTCATTGGTTCGACTCCGACAGCATACGACCTGAATTCCGGCATAGCGTTGGACCCCATCAAACGTGTGTATCTTGGCTATGCCCCAAACGGCCTTGTCTATGGCACCTATTCTGCGTCGGGGGATATCTCGGCCCCCCTGATTAAATCCATCAGCGGGATAGAATCCGGCGGCAGTATTGTCATAGATGCCGAGCGGCAGCTCTGGTTCTTCTGCCAACAAGGATGGTCGATCGGTCCCGCTTCGGCGATACACTACGGGACTTATAATGCCAACGGCGAACCCGTAAAAGTGGGCAGCATGACTATCAGCGGCTTCGTGAAAGGTGCTGCTCAGTGCATGACAATAGACCCCGTTAACCACCTCTGGTGGGCTGGAGATGATGGGGCACAGTCCGGAGATGCCCAGCAAGTAGCTTACGGCATCTACGACCCCGAGACCGGGGCCACCACGCAATCCGGAATCTTTGACACGCCTGCCGTGGCAATTGGCGTCACCTGCGCCGCCTCGGATAACCTGCTGTGGATAAAGGATTTCGTTACCACATACGACCCGTCCACGGGCGCTCCTGGGACATGGACGGATTGTGGCGTTTACGTCGGGCGCTTCATAGGCAACGTTGACGAGCGGCGCAAGATGATTTTCATCCCCGGTTCCGTCAATGAGTCGTTCCGCGCTTTTCGCTACGCCCCGGACGGATCGTTGACGCTCATCGGAGACACACTCATGCCATCGTACGCCCGTGCGGTGGCTGTCGATCCGCTTGCAACCCTGCTCATTTCCCCCGAATACAACGGCGACTTGTATTGCGGCAAATACTGCTAGGAGG